TCACGTTCGACTTCGTCAGAAGCCCTCCGTATGGCCTCCTCCAAGCGTCGTATCTCAGAATGTGCGGTCTTATGCCTATTACGGTCGTTGTAACGTTTTCTCATTGTTGTCCGGTGGGACTGTTTATGTTTGTTTTACTATTACGATGCGTTAAAATAAGGTACTACGTACTCTGTACCCGAAACCTTAATTCTCAAGTAACCAACAGGTCTGATTTCATTTGCAGAATCAAGTGGCAAGTGCGTTGCGGCTCCGACTGCACCAACAGTTGTCTGGGTATCAGTCCTAAAGTCTATTAAACCTGTACCGTCTGTGTCTAGTTGTAAGTCAGCATTTGACACATGGGTTGTGATCTTGTTGTCAGTGATAGAAACTTGATCTAATACCACTGATCCAGTACCGTTGGATTCCAAGACAACGTCATCGTTAGTTGAGTTGGCTTGTATCTTTGCTCCCCTAGACATGAATAATGTGTTTTGGACAAGTGCTGTACTGATCCCTAGTATTCCATCCTCTGCAGAAATAGTTCCTGCGTTTAATACGATCGAACCTGTTCCATTGGGACTTATTGTTATACCACCGTTACTACTTGTTGCACTAATGGTGTTTGCGTCTATCCTGATGTTATCAACATCTGCTCGTCCAGTGATGCTGACATTGCCTGTTACAGTTTGTCCAACTGTGGTCATAGCATTCTGGATGTCCACCACACCACTTCCGTTGGCTGAAAGTTCAAGGTTGGCGTTTGTGGCATTTGTTGTGATCTTGTTGTCTTTGGTCCTGACACCATCAACATCTAATTGTCCTGTTATTGTTTGTGTTCCAGTTGTGGCGATGTCCGCAGTGTTCAGTGTTCCGACCACTGTTGCGTTTGCTAGTATTTTCGTGTGTCCAGAGCCACTACCGTCTAATTCTAAATCTGCGTCTGAGGCGTTGGCTTTTATAGTGTTGTCATCTATTGTGACACCATCGATCGCAACAGCACCTGTCATGGTCGCCGCATTAATTGTTGGGTTGGTCAATGTTTTGTTTGTAAGTGTCTGTGATCCAGTCAGTGTTGCCACTGTTGAATCTATTGCAACAGTAACAGTGTTACCTGTACCTGCTGTTGTGATACCAGTACCACCAGAGAACTGCAAACTTTCAGAATCTAAATCAATTGAAAGTGTTGTCGAGTCATCACATGTAAAGTCTAAATCTTGTGCTGTTACTTGAGCATCAACATAAGTTTTGATTGCACCCTGTGTGGCCAATAGTGTCGCACTTGAGCCCAATGCACCGTTGTCTATGCCTGTAACTGTTGCACCTGAGGCCAGTGCTAAAGATGTTCCCACGGATAGTGTGCTACCTAAAGTGGTTGCACCAGACACATTCAATGTGCCCGTGGTCTGAATGTTCTCTGCGATCGTTATCTGTGTTGAGTCATCTGAACTCATTGTTGTTCCAACGAATTTCATTGCACCAAGTTTAATGCTTCCTGTGCCGTTTGGTGTGATGGTTATGTCACCGTTCGTGACACCTGTCGTTATTGCGAAAGTGTTTACGTTTAAATTTGCATCAAGTGTGTTGATGTCATTGTCAGTACCGTAAAGTTCTACGAAGTTGTCGTTTATCTTGTCAAATGCTGTTCTTAATGGATCACCTGTGCCGTCATTTGCACTTGATCCAATGTTGATACCCTGTCTAGCCATGCTATTTCAATCCTTTTGTTGTTGTGGATATTTATCTGTAATTCTATAAACCTAATGTAATTTTTATATGTTCATTGCTATACGTTGGAATTTAAATACAATGCTATCACTGGTAATATTAGTCACCTTGACCTGCACATTGTCTCCACTTATCGCAACAGTGTAGGTCGCTAGACCTGATGTGTAATCACTGACTGACCCGAACGTTGTTATGAAAGCATTTGTACCATCGTGGATCACATTGGCCTCAACAAATTCAAATCTGCTGTTTGTGGCGTCTGTGGCACTTATGAAGTATTTTGCACTTCTAATCGCTGTTTTGTCAAATGTGTTAAGCACACTAGTGGTTGAAGTGGCAACGGTTGTTGTGGCATCTGCAATAGTTGAATTGCTAAGAGTGGCGCTGGCAGTGGCAAATGAAAGCACTCCGAGACCGTTTGTTGTTATAAATTGTCCACTGGAACCGTCTGATGTTGGAAAAGTGAAACCACTTATTCTCACACCACCAGATCCATTACCTGATAACTCTAGATTGGCGTTCGATGAATTGGATGAGACAGTGTTGTCTGCTATGGTCACTCCGTCTATCGTTAAACTTTGGGTAGTGGACAATGTCGTAAATGTTCCTGCCACCGCTGTTGATCCACCTATAACTGTGTTATCAATTGTACCACCAATTATTTGTGGAGCAACCATTACAACTTTTCCACTTCCGTTTGCTGAGAGCTCAAGGTTTGCGTTGGAGGTGTTTGTTGTAATCGTGTTGTCTTTGATTTTCACAGCGTCAACATTTAGTTCACCTGTGATTGTTTCTGTGCCTGTCACGCCAACATTTCCAACTGTAGTGACGGCCGCCGTTATAAGTCCTGGGATCACTTCAACTGTTCCAGAACCTGCTCCTGATAATTGTAAATTAGAGTCTGATACTGTTGTTTTGATTGTGTTGTCGGTGATATTAATGTTAGAGTCAACTGTCAGGTTTGCAATAATTACACTTCCAGTTCCTCCGGGCGACAATCTTAGGTCAGCGTTTGAACTTGTGCCTATTGTGTTGTCATTGAATGTTAAATTGTCAATAGTTGTTGTGCCTACTAAACTTGTAGCGCCGGTCACATTTAAAGTTGATAGTGTTGTGAGTGCCGATGGCACAGCCAACGTAGATCCCAGGTTGGTTGCTCCTGTGAAAGTGGCCGCTCCAGTCGTAGTCAAGGTACCATCAACTATTAGGTTATCGTTGACATTTACTGTTGTGGAATCATCTGAGCTTATACTTGTGCCAGCAAATTTAAGGGCACCAATATTGATTGAGCCAGTGCCACTTGCATTTATGTTCACGTCTTCGTTTGTTCTTGTTCCTGTTATGTTGTTGTCATCAATGGTGACCGCAGGTAAAACTACAGAACCAGTTCCACCTGGTGTTAAGATTATGTCTGCGTTTGAACTAGAACCTATTATGTTGTCGTTGAACGTCAAGTTGTCTATGGTTGTTGTACCTACCAAACTTGTTGTGCTTGTAACATTCAAAGTTGAAAGAGTAGTTAATCCTGACCCTACTGCCAATGTGGAACCTAGGTTGGCGGCGCCTGACAGTGTTGACGCCCCTGCAACATTCAAAGTTCCGTCAACTATTAGACCGTCATTGATGTTGATTGATGTGGAATCATCTGAAAAGAAAGAGGTTCCTTTTATTTTGATTGAACCAAAGATCACAGAACCTGTACCGCTTGGTAGCAGGTTGATGTCATCGTTAGATCTGGTTCCTACGATGTTGTTGTCGTCGATCCTTAAGGCAGGGAATGAAACTGCACCAGTGCCCGCTGGTTTAAAGACAATGTCATCATTGGACCTCGCGGCACTTATTTCATTACCGACAAATAAAAGCGTTTCGCTGACACCCGGAGCGGCAAACACCTCAGTGAAGTTTTCATTCACCTTGATCATAGCGGTTCGTAGATTATCTCCTGTTCCGTCGTTTGCGTTTGTTCCTATGTTAAGTGTCTGTTGTGCCATATTAAACTTTCATTACCCTTCTAACCACGGTAACCGTGTGTGTATTAGTATTACTTATCGTGCCTCGCAACCTCACGTTATCGCCACTGATATCAGCCGAGAATTCCACCAGGTCTGCGGTGTGGTTTGTTACCCTACCGAATGTGGACAAAAATACATTAGTTCCGTCGTGTATTATGTTGATGTCTAGATTTTCGTAAAATCCAAGTGTACCACTGGCCGGATCACTGATCGAAACAGTGTACTTGGCACTCCTGAATTCAGTCTTGTCAAATGTGTCAAGTGTGGCTATTGAACTAGGCGCCCCCTCGGTCCTATTAAGATGCACTCTGTACATGTTGACTGTGGTGTCTGTTAATTGTTGGTTGTTTGTTGCACGTAATTCTACGTTACTGCCGTTGTGTGCCACTGTGAAATTCATTAACGCATCGGAATCTGAATGGGTGCTGATGTTTGCACCTGTCTGTAAAATGACTGGTGCCGTGCCATCTGAGGCAACCATTAGTTCTGCTATCTGTGATTCGTTTGCCACATTTTTTCCTACGACAATATAGTTCGCCAATTTATATGTTCCGTGCCCAAATGAGTCAAGGACATCATGTGAGATTCCATCTTCTACCTTGAGGTGAATCCTGTGTGCGTTGACAGTGGTGCTCCCACCTGCAGTTGATGCCGCACTCAGAGTGACGGTGCTTGAACCATCGTGTGCCGCTGAAAGGGTCAACATCGATGTTGCCTTGCTTGAAACGTTATTGGCCTGTGCCACAAAAGCAGTGATACCATTGGTCAGTACCGTTGCTTCGGTGATTTCTGCTGTGCCTTCAGAGGCGTTACGAGCGATAATCACATAATGAGCGCCTGTAAATTGTGTGTCTACGAAAGTGTCTATTGCAGTGGCCGAACTGGACACTGTTGTGGCACCCACTGTGTTGAAATCCGTTCCTGTGCTATCTGATTCGTTGTCTGCCAATCTTATCCTATAGAATTTTATCTTAACATCACCTGTGGCTGGGTCTGCCAACAATCTAAGATTTGATCCGCTGATGTCCGCGGTCAAGGTTACAAGATTGGCATTGCTGTGGTGTTCGTCAAAGGTCGAAATGAAAGCATTTGTGCCGTCATGAACCACCAGGCACTCTATGTTGGATATGTGTCCGTTGACAGTGTCGTCTGCCGAAATGTAATACTTGGCGCCTCTATTATCAGCGTGTGCCCAACTGTCAACTACACGTATATTATCTGCAGGTGCTTTTAATCTTACTGCATAAGCACTCACTGCCGTTGAACCACCTGAGGTCGAACTTGCTTTGACACTGACCGTGCCTCCTGAAATAGTAGCAGTAAGGTCCAACATGTCTGTACCTTTGGTGCTGACGTTAGGACCCTGGGATATAAAAACTCCTGTGCCATCTGTAACAACAGTGGCCTCACAAACAAATTTTTCATTTGAACCGTTCTGTCCGCATACCACATAATGTACAGCATCAGTGTCACTGGATTGGAATGTGTCAAAGGTAGTTGCCGAGCTTGATGCTGTAACGTTTCCTATCACTTTCCTTGTGCTGTCAGTGGTTGCCTCGTCTGATTCTGTGTCCGCGAATGCCACTATCCTGTTGACAATGACCTTTGTGCTGGGACCTGATGTTGCAGAAGCTCTCAACCTAACAGTGTTAGAATCTATATCTGCTGTCAATGTGATTAGGCTGTTGTTGCCTGAGAAGTGCTCATTATATGAAGTTATGTAGGCATTGGTGTTGTCGTGAGTGACCAGTGCTTCTATGTTGCTGGTTTCACCTGTCGATTGATTTTTTACATTAATAAAATATTTTGCCGCGGCATGTGGAGCCTTTGTGAACGTATCAAGGTTGGTCACACTGCTGTCTATTATATCAACATGCATGATGTCATGGACTAGTCCTAGTTCTCCAACGTAGCCTGTTGAGTCATCGTCACCGATTCCCACCCTGTAGTATGCCAATGTGTTTGACGGTGTGACGGATGAACCATCACCGTCTGTCATTCTAAGTCTTATTTTTGATGTGCTATCACCTGCTGTGACCATGTCGGCATCGAATGTTGGATGAGTGTCACCTGCATCTGTTCTAGTCACTGCCGATGACGTAACAAAACCATCATTGAAATTGTGCAACACTGAAATTTTTTGTGTTTCAAAACTGCCGTTGGCCAAATCTCTGGTAACAACATGATACAATGCACCGTTGAATTGACTTGCAGTAAATTCTGCGGCTGTTCGTTCAGCGGCAACACTTGCCCGTGTTGTTCCTTCTGCTATAACATGGTCTATCACTGTTTCAAGGTTACCTCCCGCGGTAACACCTGCGTGTGTGCCTATGTTTCCTGACGTTGCAGTTGTTGTGTTGGGACCAAGTCCGATGCCATAGTAAGCCAATGAGTTCTGGATTGTGGTTGAACCATCACTTTGGCCTGTTGCTAATAGATTTACATTTGATCCACTGATTCCTGCATCAAAGGCAGTTATGTCGTTCATCACTCCTGATTTTATTAGATGACTGTCTGAGACACCTGCACTTTCTGTACTACCATCGGCAGTGATGCCATGATTCAAACTCAACTTGTTCATGACGAACTCGCCGTTCGTAATGTCTTTTTGTGCCATGTGATAGAACACACTGTCAAAACTTGTTTTTGCAAATCGATTAGCAATTTTCTGAGTACTGAAGTCCGGATGTGCTGTACCCCTGAACGTGTCTGTGTCGATCGTAGTAAGTGAGCTGTTGCTGACTGTCTGTGCCGCTATGACACTTTGATACGTGCCACTTGAACCTGACTCATTGTCGGCCAACAGTATCCTATACATTGTGACCCTACATGTTCCAGCGGTTCCGTTGGCACCTCTTAACCTTACGTTACTGCCACTGATGTCTGCAGTAAAGGTCGCCAGTGCAGTGTTGCCGGTATTAGTTGAAAACTGATTGTATGTTTGTATGGTAGCCTCTGATCCGTTATGAACCACAATAACTTCAGCGTTCATTACTTCATTGGTAGTTGTGTTGTTTACCGAAACATAATATTTCGCTCCCCTAAAACTTGCGTGGGCAAAGGAGTCAAGTGTTGCAGTCGCACTGTCAAGGTCTGCTGTAACTTTTGTCGCCACATTTCCGTCTGTGAACCCTGACGAGTCATTATCTCCTAGCCCGATTCTGAAAAAAGTGACTGCGTTGAACAAAGATGAAGTAGAACTGTCTGCCAGTAAGCCGGCCTGTCCTAGGAGCCTGACCGTGCCATCTCCACTTCTTATGTCTGAAGTTACTTGCATAATTCCATCATCACCGTTTGTCTTTATGATCTGTGATGTTAAATTGTCAGCCTCAACTGTGCTACCATCTGCAGTTCCTTGTGCGACTGAAGTTTTGAATCCTGCGTACTCTATCGAACTGTCAGCGGAATCGTACCTCTGTAACATCAAATACCATGCACTGTCATACTTTGACTGAGGAAATGCGTCTAAAACACTGTCACTGCCTGCAACGATGTTTTCGTGTGCACCAACAGCCTCATTAGCATTTATATCTGTTACCGATGAAAATCCAATTGTGTTCCTTGCGTCTTGTATATCCGACTGTCCAAGCAATATTGGAGCAGTGAACCAGTCTAACTGACCGCTTCCGTTGGTCCGGAGCAGTTGCCCTACGCTTCCATCTGAGTTAGGCATGTTGATAATGCCGTTGATGTTCACATATCCTGATCCATTTGCATTGAATTCGACGTTGTCATTTGATCTGTTTGAAGTGATAGTGTTATCCGAGATTGTCACACCGTCTGCTGTAATCGGAGTCCCATTGAAGGAAAGTGAAGTGAATGTGCCTGCCGCTGGTGTTGTGCCACCTATCACGATGTTGTCTACTGTGGTGTTAGTTATTTCGGCTTTGTCCACAACAGCAGTTCCACTTCCATTGCCTGTTAGCTCAAGGTTAGCGTTGGACTCATCTGTTTTTATCGTGTTGTCTTTAATTTGTATTCCTTCAAGGTCAAGTAGTCCTGTGATTGTTTTGTTACCGGTAATGTCAACGTTGCCTGTTGTAGTCACGGCGGCCGTTGTAAGTCCGGATATGATCTCCACACTTCCTGAACCATTCGCCATCAGCGTCAGGTTGTCATCGGACCTTGTGACCTTTATCACGTTGTCTGTGAGGTTGATGCTGGAGTCTATGGTAAGATTACTTACGTTGACAACCCCCGTCCCACCCGGAGTTAAAATTAGGTCTGCGTTTGAACTAGATGCGATGATGTTGTCATTGAATGTCAAGTTATCTATTGTTGTTGTGCCTGCGAAAGATGACGCACCTGATACAGTCAGGGTTGATAATGTTGTACCACCCGTCACGCCTAGGGTTGAATTGGCAGTAACCGCACCATTGAATGTTGGTGTGTTTGCAGTTATTGTTCCGTCGACTATGACTGCATCATTGACATTGACTGTTGTAGAATCGTCTGAGCTGATACTTGTACCAGCAAACTTAAGGGCACTAACTTTGATAGTGCCGGTGCCAGTCGTAGTAATGTTCAGATCTTCGTTTGATCTTGTTCCTGTTATGTTGTTATCATTGATTGTTAGACCGGGTAATACCAAAGAACCAGTTCCGCCTGGTGTTAAAGTTAGGTCAGCGTTTGAGCTGGATCCGATGGTGTTGTCATTGAATGTAAGATTATCAATGGTTGTATCGGCTAGTGTCGTTGCTCCCGTCACGGTCAAAGTAGACAGTGTGGTTGCACCTGTCACATCCAGTGTAGAATTGGTGGTGACCGCTGATGACAGGGTAGAAGCACCCGCGTTAAGTGTTCCGTCCACAATTAAGTTTTCATTTATATTGATAATGGTAGAGTCTGTGCCTACAATAGACGTGCCTGAAAATCCAACGCCATCTATGACAACCTTGCCCGATCCATTGGCAATGATTTTAAGATCATCGTTTGACCTGGTCAGTTTGATGTTGTTGTCTTCAATAGTGAGGGCGGGGAATACTATATTTCCTGAGCCCGCTGGCTTGAGCACTATGTCCGCATTTGAGGATTCGGATGTTATATTATTGCCTCTGAATTTAATATCCGCCGTCTGTATCGGCAGTGCATAAATTTCATCAAAGTTGAGATTGACCTTACGTCCGGCGTTTCTGATAGTGTCGCCCGTACCATCATTCGCAGATGCCCCTATGTTGATCAGTTCCTGTGCCATATTAAGTAATATTTAGTGAAAATGCTGTTATGCTTTATACGGCAAAGACTGTTCTCACAAACTTGAACACAGTCGATGCGTCTGATATCGGAACCACCCTTACCCTCACAGAACCACTGTCAATGTCTGCTGAGAATGTGGCTAGATCAAGTCCTGTGTCACTGATGCCTTGGGCGTTTATAAAGGCAGATGATCCGTCATGTGTGACGAACACTTCGTATATTCCGAATTTTGTGTTTGTAGAGTCAACTATTGAAACCTGGTATTTTGCACTCCTGAATGTAGCCGCTGTAAATGTGTCCATGTTTGCCGCACTGGATGAAGTGGTCGTGGCTGTGCCGAAACTTATGTTTGCATCACCAATGTCTATACCACCGTCTATTTTAACCACACCAGTACCGTTGGCACTCAACTCTAAATTGGCATTTGATGCATTTGTTGTGATGCTGTTGTCCGATATCGTTATGTTGTCTACGGCCACTGAAGTTAACCCTGTAAGTGCTGTGTCTAGGTTAACCGTAATTGTAGTGCCTGCTCCTGCTGTTGTGATGTTTGTGCCACCCGCTATGTCTAATGTCTCCGAATCTAGGTCAATATCGATTGTGCCCGAATCACCTTGTACGTCTAGATCCTGTAAAGTTACCTGTGCATCAACATATGTCTTGATCGCTTTCGCTGAAGCCAAAGTTGTGTCGGTTCCTGCAACCGAATTGATGTCTGTGTCCAACACACCTGACTTTAAATTGTCTACTTCAATGTTGGTTACTGTGTTATTGTCAAAATCTATACTTTTATTTGTTAGTATTTGCGAACCAGCCAGCGTTGCAACCGTTCCATCGATGGCATGTGAAACTGTCTTACCACTCACTGTGGTAGTGATACCTGTGCCACCTGCAAAGTGTAAAGTGTCTGAATCCAAGTCTATGCTTAATGCTGTAGAGTCATCGGCAGTGATGTCTAGGTCTTGTGCCGTCACAGTGGAATCTACGTATGCTTTTATAGATTGCTGTGTTGCCAATGCTGTTGCACTGTTTGACCCCATAGCATCTTCATCTAGGATAGTTGTAACGGTTTCGCCAGTTCCAACTTTTAAATTTTCAAGCACCACTGTTCCTGAACCTGATGCGTTTATTTCTAGATTTGCATTAGAAGCCGATGTTGTTATGGTGTTGTCTGTGATGCTGATGCCACTGTCGATGTCCAATGTGCCTGTGACTGTGGCACCTGTGTGTGTTACTCTAAATCTTTCTGCCAATGAAGAGCCATCATACGTTTTCACAAACACTGTATTCGAAGTACCTGAGGTACCATCCATCATCAGTTCCGCTCTCACGTTTCCGCCTGAGTTTTGGAAACTTAGACCAGGTGTGTTTGCGTCAGCGGTTCTTTGTAATGTTATTTTTGCCGCCGCACTCTTGATGTGTAATGAAGTGTCAGGTGCACTGACAGAACCTATGCCTACTTGGCCACCTGCTTTCAACAGTATGTCACCTGTGCCATTATTCTCGATTGTGATGTTGCCATCTGCACCATCAACGATCTCTATGGATCCTGAATCTGTATCACCGTTTGTAGATAGTAATAAATTGAATGCACCATTGGATGATATGTGTCCCACCTCGGAACCACCACCAACGCTGACCAAATCTGTGTCAAGCACTAGGTTTCCTGTGCCACCTGGTGCTATGTTTATATCTGCGTTTGAATC